TACATCATATAATATTCTTTAAAATGATCTATCCAATCATTTATTTTTGATTTTTGACAGACTATAAGATTAACAGATGCATTTAGATCATATAACTTTTCTGACCCTATAAAAGTCTTACCTAATCCCATGTCATAATATACTGCGCATCGATTTTTATCCTTAATAAGATCAAGCGCTTCTTTTTGGTGTGGATATAACTTCATTTAATCTTCCTCGTCAAATACTGCATTCCATTCTGTCTGAGTCAATCTTAGAATCTTTTTGAGTAATAATGCTTCATCAAGAGTAAATGCGTATTTACCTTTAAGCTTATTGTTAAGCGCAACATATGTGATATTAAGTTGCTTAGCAATATTAGTAAGCGATATACCACTTCTCTCAATAAATTCTCTTAATAGTTCCATATTACCCATTTTTAGGTACCTCCTTTATTTTTTATAACAATTATATTATAAAAAATAATTATTGTAAACTTTCTTTTATGAGAAATACCCTATTACCACGTATCGTTACAGATATCGTGATAATGTAATTATTATCAAGATAATTTTGAAAACTTCTTCTAAAGTTATTTGAATTAGCCCAAAGTCCTTCATCATCAATCACTTCAATATTTTTTGCAGACGATCTTTTGAAATTTTCAACAGTTTCTTTGATTAATGCACGTTTAATCTTTGAATTAACTTTGAGATATGGCATAGGTATTTCTTTCTTTTTTATAGTCTTAATGATCATAATCTATCCTCCATAAAATTATTTATGATATTCCACTCATCTCTTGATATTCCACCACAATCATATTTTTCTTCTAAGTTATAATAGCACTGTATTAAATATCTGTCATTATGCCAATCTCTATAAATGTCTTCTATACTAGTCGGTGTATATAAATAATTGGTCATATTAAAATAATCTTTAGCTTTATTAAAATTACTTACCATTTTTACATATGATGTCTCTGATATTTCATAGTCTCGTTTTGTCATCTCATCTAATACTAAGTTTGTGTAAAGCATGAAATGTAATGGTGGATAATCAAGTACTTTATTAACTAATAAATGATTAGGTGTGCCATTGACTGCGATATTTCTTATTATGCAGCAGCATTCTCTCCATTGAGCTAACAGGTGCTGTCTTGGAAGTACTGATATTAGATCTTTATGCCATAGTCTCATTCTGATACCTCCAATTCGTCATATAAATCTGCCTCAAATTCTAATTCATCTATATATTCACCATTATATTTATCAAATAGTTCATTTTCCCAAGCTTCAATATTCATGTTATTTATCCTCCTTATTTATATTCAATACAACATTTTTTATTATTCCAATAATGTACTCTATCATGAATAACATTCTCTTCATCTGTCATATCACGAAGAGCTACAAAATAATCTTTTGCTTTTCCTACCGTATACCCATCTAAATTTGTTTTTACCTGAGTTCCACTTTCAGTAGTAAAAACTAAATGATTCTTAAGAACTTTAGAAAGATAAGCGCGTTCACCGAATACTGTTCTTCCTGATCCACAACGACCTACGAACACTGTGTCATTAGATGTCAATGTAATATTTTTATATCCTTCGAATGTATTTCTGAAAATAGTAACTGATAACATAATTTATACCTCCTTAGTAATAAGCTGTTTTGTTTGTTTCTATAATTATAATATCACAATACTTAGCATTTGTAAATAGTTTTTTATAAAAAAGTTTTTATTTTTTGAAAAAAATTAAAGGGCCCTATCGTCAGGACCCTTTTTTATCATTCCTTTACATAGACACTATGCAGTTTACCATTGACTCTAGATCTTTTAACGTCTAATTTAAGTGCTGTCTTAATCTTTTTACTCATCATGATCTGAGTAGTAGGCTTAAGTCCATTACGTGAACAATGCAGCTCATATGCGATATAAATAGTCGCAATTGGCTGATTTTCAATATTTTCTTCTCCATACTCTTGAATAAAACTTAATACGCTATCATTATCTATCCTATACGCATCTATTTCTTTATCGGCAGCAGCACATTCTGAAAAGCCATTACGCATAATCACATTTAATAATGCATTCACACCAAGCTTTACTAAATATTCCATGCACTCTGGTCTGCATAATTTTTCATTGATAAATGGGTCATAATCCGGGTCGTTTTTAGTAAATACAGCATTGAATGGTATAATTATCATACGTTTAGTAACAGCTCCAGTGGGATCCTTGATTCTTGGTATATTATTTGCACTGAATATCAATGTCGCATAAGGATAAAAGTCAAATGGATTGTCATACAAAAACTTACCTCTGCACCTGTTACCTGTAGCAACCTGTTTGAATAAGCTAACATTCAAGCCGTCCATATAGTTGTCAGCAATATCATCTTTGATATTAGCAAGTTTATTTGCTAATGATGCAATATCTAATTCTCTAGCAAGATTAGTTATATCTATAGAACTATAATTGTCATCGCCTAAAAGCGTATTTAGCATAAATATAAATGTAGATTTACCATTGTTTTTCTCGCCAGTAAATATAAAACATTTACCAAGCTTACTATCTCTATAAAAACAATATCCTATGCATTCTTCTATTAAAGTACGAATCTCATTGTCATTGCATGATAACTTATCTAGTGTCTTATCTACTAACTCATCATACGCATCTGGATCGTAATTCCATGGTATCTGATTGCTTATCACATAATCTGGTGAATGTGGCAATAACTTCTTTTGTGCTAGATCATATACGCCATTCTTAAATAGGATATATCGCCTTGACGATTGCTCTTTGTTTGGTGATTCTATTTTAAGATAGTCATACACCTCATTACGACGAGTCATTGATATATTGTTAAATACATTTATCATTGTGTGCTTAATAAGCTTTGTATTAGGGTCATAGAAGCCTCTCTCATGATCGTAGATGCACAGTTGACCATTAGTATATATAACATTATGATTCTCTATGATCTGCCTTGCAAACTCATTAGGAATGAATTTACCATCTTCGTCAAAATAAGATGTGACGCTTATTTTCTGAAAAGTTTCAGGCCTAAGTATAGTGTTCAATTCTGAATCTGCTAATTCATCAGCTAAAATATACTTATTTATAATAAGGAAGACATTTTTTATCTGATCTTCTGAGAGCTTATTTTTACTTATAGCAAATACATGTTTACTAAGTGCATCATTTCTACCATCACCATCTTTCATCTGCCATAGATCTTGATCTGACTTTGTTGGTAATAACCAATCAGGCAGTTGTGGTATATTAGTGATGTTGTCATATACTTCTTTTCTTTCTATGCCATCACATTTGAGTGGGATATAAGTACCTTTTGAATGAATATCAGCTTTTACACCACAAGATAATATGATGTCTTTACCATCTTTAGTATGTTTATCATATTTCCAATAAGTATGGCCGCCATGAGGAGAGTATAATGCATATGTGGTGATATTTAATTCTTCGCACATGTTTAAGATCTGATCAAATAAATCTATATCATCAAAACTTAAGTCTATCACTCCATCTTGACATTGTGCACCATAATTAACATCATCGCATACTTCCTCATATGCATATAACTTATTATTAAGTGGTTTTTTGCTTTCTTTACCTTTTCTATAAGCTTTAAATATTAACGATTGTGCCTTGAGATCGTACATGTTTCATTTTCTCCTTCAAATAAAGTGTCAAGAAGTAGTTTTTCTGCTTTAGTTATTTTTGATTGACCATTGATCTTTTTTCTTGCAGTCAACTCACAGCAGCCTATTTCATGCGCTATATCTGAATAAGTAAAGTTAGATTGCTTAAATTTTTCTTTATACATTATTTTTGCCTCCTTTCTTAATATATTTTTTTGTAAATAATGATAATAAAAAATTTAACAATATTTATTATAACATTTTTACACGGCATTGTACATAACTTTATTATTTATATTATTTTAGTGATACTCTGATACTTTACTGTACACGAGAGAACGTTATATTTATAATAAATAGAGTGTATTGTTCAGTATTTACTGATATTTTTTTATATATAAAAATATAATATATAATATATAAATATATAATATATACATATATAAAAATATAGACTATAGGGAAAAATTTACTGAACAGCTGAATTTGCTGAACAATCGTTACGGTTGACACTAAAAGTGCTGTTCAGTAAATTTTTATTTAGTGATATTTTGTGTTCACATTTACTTTTTTTAATAATAATGTTATAATTCTTAAAAAAAGGAGATGATTTTTATGCCAAGAGGAAATCCTCAGAATTTTGATATAATTCGAACCAGCGAAGAAGCAAAAAAACGAGGATCTGCTGGTGGAAAGGCATCTGGTAAGGCTCGTAGAAACAAAGCGATGCTTAGAGATTGCCTTCAGATCCTTATGGAAAAGAAAATGCTTGATGCTGATGGTAAGAAGATCACTGGCGCTGAAGCATTAAGTGTTGAAGTATTTCAAAAAGCACTCGCTGGAGACATGAAAGCATGGGAACTGCTTCGTGATACTGCTGGACAAAAGCCTGTAGATAAGGTTGAACAGACAAATACGAATATTACTATTGATTTTGGTGATCTAGATGACGATCAAGGGACTGAGTAAATGGATTTTGCCAGTTTATTGGCCATATGTGAGAGATTATACCACTAGATTCAATGTATATTATGGTGGAGCCGGTAGTGGTAAATCTCATTTTGTGGCTCAAAAATTGATTTTGAAATGTCTTCAGTATAAACGTAAATTATTAGTCGTTCGTAAAGTTGGAAATACGCTAAAAGATTCTGTTTGGGCAATGTTCTTAAAATTACTTTATCAAATGCCACAAGTAATTAAGAACATCAATAAGTCAGATTTTACTATTGAACTTATTAATGGGACTGTAATACTATTCAAAGGTTTTGACGATCCTGAAAAAATAAAATCCATTGAGGGTATTACAGATATAGTAGTAGAAGAAGCATCAGAACTTACTGAAGATGATTTTGACCAGCTTAATTTACGTCTTAGAGCTAAATGTGGAATGTTGCAAATCCACTTAATGTTTAATCCAGTGAGCAAAGCTAATTGGGTTTATAAGCGATTTTTTGAGAAAGGCACGCCTGAAGATACGGTTATTATTCATACTACTTATAAAGATAATCCTCATTTGCCTCAAGAGTACATTGATTCACTTTTGAGACTTGAGAGAACTAATTCTGCATATTTTAAGATATATGTACTTGGTGACTTTGCTACATTAGACAAATTGGTATTCCCTGTAAAAACAGTGCGACTTGTATCTGATGAAGAAATAAAAGATCTTTTATTTTGGATCGGTATGGACTTTGGTTATACAAATGATCCAACTGCTATTACATGGGGATATGTAGATCAGTCACAAAAGATTCTATATATCACCGGTGAATACAATAAAAAAGGAATGACTAATGACGTAATTGCAAAAACAATAACTGATCTTGGTTTTGCAAAAGAAAGAATTATTGCGGATGCAGCTGAACCAAAGTCGATAGCTGAATTGCGTAAGCTTGGTCTCCATAGAATAGTTGGTGCCGTCAAAGGTCCAGATTCTGTTAAAAACGGCATTGACAGATTACAACGGTATGATATAGTCATCGATGAAAGATGTACTAATACGATAGAAGAGTTTGATAATTATACTTGGGTTAAGGATAAAAAGACTGGTGAATATATTAATCAGCCTGTAGATACATTTAATCATCATATTGATTCAATAAGATATGGTACACAAAATGTCATGAAAAAGAAAGTACGTACTGATAAAGAGATGACTGGTTATATGTTTTTATAAAGGAGGAAAATAAATGAAAACCTATCAAGATCTATTAGAAGTAGTAAATAATGAAACACTACTTAAACAGTTTATTATTTCTGCTATAAATGATCATAAAGGAAGTGAACAATACAGATGGGCACAGATCGGTGAAGATTATGATAAACAGCAAAACACGACGATCATGCGCTATCGTAAATTGCTTTATACAGTGAGCGGTCAAGCTATTTCAGATACTTTTAGTGCAAATCATAAATTACCCAGTAATTATTATAATAGATTTAACGTTCAGGAGAATCAGTATTTGCTTGGTAATGGCGTTAATTTTGAAAATCAAGAGACAAAAGATAAACTTGGAACTAAGAGAAAAGCATTTGATACGATGATACAAAAGCTTGGTAAAATTGCTCTTACTCAGGGTGAAGCGTTTGGCTTTTATAATTTAGATCATATTGATGTTTTTGAATTTTTAGAGTTTGTTCCTTTATATGATGAAGAAGATGGTTCACTTAAAGCCGGCATAAGATTCTGGCAAATATCTGAATCTAAGCCATTAAGAGCTACTTTATATGAGATGGACGGCTATACTGAGTATATTAGACATAAAGAAGATCCAGAATTGATGATATATAAGGATAAGAGACCTTATGTCTTAAAGACTAGATATTCAGAAGCAGATGGTAAAGAAATTTATGATGGAGAGAATTATCCAGGATTCCCCATTGTTCCTTTATGGGGTAATCAGGATCATGTCATTAAAATTAGAGCGTGGCAGCCTAAGATCGATTGTTACGATCTGATAGAATCTGGTTTTGCTAATGACGTGGATGACGCGAGCCTTATATATTGGACTATACAAAATGCTGGGGGCATGGACGACGTAGATTTAGCTAAGTTTATTCAGCATATGAAAACTGTTAAAGCGGCTACCATTGATGAAGATGGCGCAAAAGCAGAAGCGCATACGATGGATGTACCTGTTACAGCAAGGGAAACATATCTCAAGTTGCTTGAAAAGGACCTTTACAAAGATGCGATGGCTCTTGATACTGAAGCAATAGCTAATGGTAATACAGTAGCTACGGCAATTAAAGCAGCATATGAACCGCTTAACAGCAAAACAGATGATTTTGAATATTGTGTTATTGAGTTTATTCAAAATATATTAGAGCTTGCCGGAATAGATGATGATCCGACATTTAAGAGATCGATGTTGATCAATCAGACTGAAGAGACAACCATGATATTAGCAGCAGCTCAATATTTGGATAATGAAACTATTTTGAAGCATTTACCATTTCTTAGTACTGATGAGATCGAGGGTATACTTGATAATCTTGTGAGAGAAGAATCAGAGAGGTTTGTAAATGGCGGATCGAGCGAGGAAACAGACAGACAAGAAACTCCAACAGATGGAGAAGGAAATCAGTAATATTTATAAAGATGCGCAAAAAGATATTTCTGAAAAATGGGATGAGTTTATGAAGTCCCATTATCCTAAGCTTAAAGATGCGCAAGAAAAGTTAAAAGAAGCAGAAAAATCAGGTGATAAAGATAAGATCAAAGATGCTAAAGATGTATATGAGCGTACTGCTAAAAATATTACTGTAAACAATAGACGTTATCGTAATATGCTTGATGATGTTACGAATAAACTGGCCAATACTAATCAGATAGCACTTGACTATATTAATGGTGAGATGCCATCTATTTATACTATTAACTATAATGCATTTGGCAATGAAAAAATTAAAGGTTATAGTTTTTCTCTTGTCAATGAAAATGCCATCAAAGAACTTGCGACCAAGGATGAATTACTTGTACCCCATAAAGATCTTGATATAGATAAAGATAAAAGATGGAATGCTAAAAATGTAAATAGTCAAGTCCTTCAAGGTATCTTACAAGGTGAGAGCATACCTAAGATGGCTAAACGTTTACAGAATGTGACTGATATGAATGAGAATTCAGCCATTAGAAATGCCAGGACTATGACAACATCTGCTGAAAATAAAGGCAGGCAAGACAGTTTTAAGAAAGCAGAATCAGATGGTGTAATCATGGAGCGAGAATGGATTGCGGCCCATGATGGACATACAAGAGCATGGCATCTTAACTTGCATGGAGTAAGAGTTGGTGTTGATGAGCCATGGAACAATGAGTATGGAGATATAATGTACCCAGGAGATCCAGGTGCAGATCCTGCTAATGTATATAATTGCAGATGTAGCATGAGATCACATGTAGTGGGATTCGCATGGAATTATGAGAAGGAAGAGAGTGAAGTTAAAGATAGGATATTAGACACAGATTTACCTACACTTACAGATTATAATAAAGCGTATGATGAGTTTAAAGAAAAACGTGCTTCACAGATTAAAGATATGGAACCATTTGAACGAATGAATCAGCATTTAAAAGATATGGTTGAAAATAATGATTTTAGAATGAGAATACCAACAGATGATGCGAGCGTACTGTCATCTATTCTTAGTGATGGTAGATTCAAGACACAGTTTGAAACTGGTACTAGTGAAGGAGCGTATGCGCCTGAAAAACGAAAGTTTGCATCGCATAATTTGTTTAATACACCGGATAATATTTCTAATAGTGGATATGAGAAATATGGTTATCTTGGCTCAAAAGATCTAACAAAAGATTATAATCCTCAGCTTGGTTTTTATGGAGATGGTATAATTACATTTAAGAAAAAAGGCATGATGGATAGAACTACATTAACAGTTGGAGATAGCTTGAGAGATGCTGGCGATGGTAGGTACATTATGGGTACACCTGTGAAACGTATCGATAGTACAGTAGCTATTGGTAGACCAAGCATGATAGATGATTTCTTAGAGAGAGTAGAAAATAAAATAGAAAAAGACGGTATAGAGTGTGCTTCACAGATAGGATATGCGACTAGAAGTTATTTCGAATTGCAGTATCATGGCGATTTGACTCTCAGTGATGTTGATACTATGACTATAGATAAATTTATACTAGATGAAGTATTTGCTGATGCATCATTAAGAAAAAAAGCAAAAAAAGCTGGTATAAGGTTTAATTATATAGTTAATGGTGATATAATAGATTATGATTTAGATTAAGGAGAATAATAATAATGGAATTATTATATCATATAGCAGAAAATAGATTCATCATAAAAAAAGACGACAATATATTTTTATTATCATTAAAAAATGGTCATATAAATAAAATAGATGACGAGACTGCTCAGTCTATTCTTAGACAAGGCTATTGGCAAGATGCATCAAATTTCAAGTTGTCTGAAGAAAAAAGAGAGGCCGTTGCCTCTCTTATGCGTTCCATTTGAGTTCATGTTCTTCGATATATTTTTCATATGCTTGAATCATTGTTTTATTGAAGAATATATCTTGTTTTGCTCTTACTAATGCTCGTCCATACTGTTCAAAGACATTTTGATGAAGTTCTTCGACTTCAAATACTACTGACTCGTAACATGCTTTTAAGCTAAAATCATATTTCATATTAAATGCCTCCTTTTTATTTGATAGTTTAATTATATCATGAAACAATGCAGTTGTAAATATATTTTTATAAAAAATTTTATATAGGAGAAAAAATGGCAAAAAACATAGAAATAAAAATTAAAGATGATCATACTGCTGAAGTTTTAGCTGAATTAAATCGTAGAATACCGGTCATTTTGGATGCGTTAGCGATCGAAGCTGAAGGTAATGCTATTACCGAGGTCAATAGATTAGTATATGATACTCCGCCTTCGCCTACTTATACGAGAACTGGACGGCTTAAAGGTTCCATATCTCATGCTAGTGATGATAAATATGCTTATATAGGAACTAATCTTGAATATGCGCCATATGTGGAATATGGCGCGCGTGGAATGTCGCCAAGACCTTTTTTAAGAAATGCAATTACTAATTATGAAGATGATTATAAACGTATAATAGAAGATGGACTAAAATAAAAAGGAAGTCTATGCTTCCTCTTTACAATCTTCACACAAATGATAATCTTCATTTATGTCAAACTCATCGATCTCTTCTCCACATATATCACAGTAACAATGTGGAACTTCTCTTAATGAGCATGCATTTCCTAAACAAGGATAACCGGGTACTGCACATCCACAACAGTCGTTTTCTATTCTAATCATATTATTTAACCTCCTTAGTGTTTTTCTCCTTTCGGGAGGGGGGCTTTTGCCCCCGCCTCTTGTTTTAGTTTTTAGTGATCTGTCCGTAAACTCCTTCTGAACTCCATCTCGTTGCTAACTCATTTGCTTTGGTTTCTTCATAATCTTTGAAGTTTTTGATCCAGGCTTTTCCATTCCATTTGAATCCTAAACCTTTGAGTGTTTCCTTGATTCCAAATGTGTTTCCTGTGAGCTTTAATTCTATCATTTTGCTGTTCCTCCTTACATTATTAATAATATCACATTTTCATACGTTTGTAAATAGTTTTTTATAAAAAAAGTTTTAATATTTATCTTTTTTGATATTTGTTTTATAATATATTCGTAAAAATCTAATGTGCGAAGTACAGCACACCGAAGAAAAGGAGATTATAAGATGGCACTTTCAAGAAAGTTTTTATCAGCTCTGGGGATTGAAGCTGAAAAGATCGATGAGATTATTAATGCTCATTCAGAAACTGTAGAAGCTCTTAAAGAAGAAAGAGATTCGTTCAAGGAAAAAGCCGAAAAATTCGATAAAGTTCAATCTGATCTAGATGCGGCAAATAAAAAAATTGAAGATCTTTCTAAAGATGATACTTATAAGGTTAAATATGAGGCTCTTAAAGAAGATTTCAATGATTACAAAAAAGGTATTGAGACTGAAAAAAGTAATAACAATAAGACCGCAGCGTATAAGAGTTTATTGAAGGAAATCGGTATTTCTGAAAAACGAATTGATGCAGTTGCTCGTTTAGCAGAACTTGATAAAATCAAACTTGATAAAGATGGAAAGATCGAAGGAGCAAATGAGCTGAAAAAATCTTTATCTGAAGAATGGGCTGATTTTATTGTTAAAGCTGGAAAAGAAGGTGCAGAAACTTCTACACCACCAGAAGGTGGTAATGGAGTTATAAAAACTAAAGAGGAAATTATGAAAATTAAAGACACTCAGGAAAGACAAAAAGCCTGGGGCGAGTTTATTAGAAATGGAGGAAATGAAAATGGCAGCAACTAATGTTGAAACTTTAACAAATCCGCGTGATAGTTTACCCAATGTATATGTAGATGTTACAGCAAGGGAACTTGATTTTGTAACAAGATTTGGTCGTAACTGGGACGCTCTTCGTGAGATTCTCGGTATTATGAGACCGATCAAAAAGCAAGCTGGAACACAGCTCAAGTCTTATACGGCTTCTGTAGCACTTGAAAATGGTAATGTTAATCCCGGTAATGTAATTCCTTATTCTAAGGCAACAGTTACTGAGGTTGGTTATGCTGATCTTAAACTTCAGAAGTATGCTAAGGCCGTTCCTGTTGAAGACGTTGACAAGTATGGTGTAGAGGTTGCAGTAGAAAAGACTGATGAAGCTTTTCTTAACGAGTTACAGACAGTTGTCATGGATGACTTTTACACCAATCTTACTGGTGATGCTTCTGCTCTTACCGGAACTTACGCTACTTTCCAGATGGCTGTTTCAATGGCAATCGGTAAAGTTCAGGATAAATTTAAGAAGATGCATAAGAACGTTTCAAGTGTTGTAGTATTTGTAAATACGCTTGATCTTTATGCATATCTTGGTGGAGCTGAGGTTACTGTTCAGAATCTGTTTGGTCTTCAGTACATCAAGAATTTCCTTGGCGCAGATACTATAATTCTTTCATCAGAGATAGCGTCAGGTAAAGTAATTGCAGTTCCTACTGATAATATAGTTCTTTACTATGTTGATCCTGCAACTGAGTTCGCAAGACTTGGTCTTGTTTACACAACTGATGGTGAAACAAATCTGATCGGATTCCATGCACAGGGCAATTACGGTACGGCAGTCGGCGAGTCATTTGCACTTATGGGCATGAAGCTTTGGTTCGAGTATGCTGATGGTGTAGCGATCGTTGATATTCAGGGAGCTTAATATGTATAAGGTTATTGAGAACTTTATAGACCTTCAGGATGCCAATCATGAATATAGGGCGGGGGATGTGTTCCCTCGCTCTGGTTTAAAAGTTTCCGCAGAAAGACTGAGAGAGTTGTCTACGGAGAGAAATCTTAGAAATAAACCATTGATTCAGGAAGTTCCTGAAGAAATTAAAAAACCAGCTAAAAAGGTAAGAAGTAATGTTGAGTGAAATATGCCAAGAACTAAAAAACTGGTTTGATAGAAATCAGCCTAAGTTTCATGGTGATTTTGAAATATCTGATGGAAAAATTACTGATGAAGCATTTATAGTCGCTATTCAGAATAATCAGTATTTCAGAATTATTGGTTCTATATTTAATGACGGTGTGTATAAATATACCGATGATCTAGAATTAACTGATGAATCATTCTCAGGTTCAATTTGGTTTATGGCTATTCCTAAAGAAGTTATTGCTTTAAGCACTGAAATCACCGAATGGTTAACTAAATATGGTGAATCTATCAATTCTCCCTATCAAAGTGAATCATTCGGTGGTTATTCTTATAATAAATCGAGTGGAGGATCTGATTCAAGTGCACCATCGTGGCAAAGTACGTTTGCGTCAAAGCTTAATTTATGGAGAAAAATATAATGTCATTATTATTTGAAGCCATGGAAAATTGTATAATGCTTGATAAACGTACAACTGCTGATGGATATGGTGGATATGTAATTTCTTGGGTAGATGGAGCAGAGTTTCAAGCTGCTATTGTATTGGATAATTCAATTCAAGCAAGAATAGCAGAAAAACAAGGTGTCACTGCTCTTTATACTATTACTACTAGAAAAGCTATTAATTTACAATACCATGATGTATTTAAGCGACTTGGAGACGGAAAAGTATTTAGAATAACTTCTGATGGAGATGACAAAAAGACACCGAATAGCGCAGGTTTAGACATGCGGCAAGTTAGTGCTGAAGAATGGATTTTGGAAGATGAATAAGATACAAGCGCTCAGTTCTTTTTGGAATAGTTTTAATTTAACAGCGTATGACGCATATACAGTACCTGATGACGCACTGCTTCCTTATATTACATATGAAGCATCGAGTGATAATTTTGGTAATGTGCTCATGCAGACGGCATCATTATGGTATCGTGATAGTAGTTGGTTAGACATAACTAATAAAGAGCAAGAAATTGCTGATTTTATTACCCGTGGTGGTAGAATGATCAAATATGATGATGGCTGTATGTGGATTCAAAAAGCATCACCATGGGCGCAGCGATTAGACGATCCTAATGATAACATGATACGAAGAATTGTTTTAAATGTAATGGTTGAATTTTTAGATTAGGAGGTATTAAAAATGAAATACACACAAATTCCTACTACTACATTTCAGAATATTCAGCTCAATGCAGGAATAATTGTTGATAATTTTAATCCAGACACAGGAGTAATCGGCAATTTACTTGGAGCTACTTCTGGTGGAATTAACTTTACTGATAGTGTGGAGTATAAGGATTTTGGAGAGGACATTGATAATTGTCCTAAGAACATGAAGGAGCTGAAACAGCTTGACAAGCATGAAGTTAAAATGAGCGGGACTTTTGTTACTATATCTGCAGATACAGCAAAAGCCCTTGCTGGTTCTGCAGATGTAGATCCCTTAAATGCTAATCATATTATTCCGAGGAATGATATTCTTTCATCTGATTTCCAGACGTTATGGTGGATTGGAGATTACAGTGATGTTAACACTGGTGATAATGCTGGTTTTATAGCAATTAAGATGCTCAATGCTCTTAATACTGGTGGATTCCAGATCCAGTCAACAGATAAAGATAAGGGTAAGTTTGCTTTTGAGTTTATGGGACATTATAGCATGAGCGCACAAGATACAGTGCCTTATGAAATTTATATTAAGCAGGGTGGAGATGAACCTATTCCCAGCATACTTCTTAATAAGCATACCGTAACGATCGATAAGGGAGACGATGTTACTCTTGTAGCTACAACAGTTCCTGCCGATGCAGTTATTACGTGGACATCATCAAATTCATCGACAGCATCCGTTTCAGATGGTGTTGTTACTGGTGTAGCAGAAGGTAATGCGATTATTACTGCAACAATTACTGTTGATGGTGTGGATTATACAGACACATGCACGATTATTGTAGAAGCCGCATAAGGAGAGATAATATATGAAGAAGCTGTCTGACTATACAGGCGATGATGCAATAGAATTATGGGCAGATCTATTAGAGCCATTGTCAACAATACTTACAGATGAGAATGTGCGTAATGTCATTCAGTCTGGAGACTCTAGATTAAATATAGCAAAAACTATATTAAAGTCTCATAAGAAAGAAGCTGTGACCATTTTGCTTCGAATAGATCCAGAACCAATAAATGGCTTAAATATAATTCTACGATTAATAGCCTTACTTGCAGACATTGGAGAGAATGAGGAGATAAAATCTTTTTTTGGGTATGCGGCGCAGGTGAAGAAGGACGACGGATCTTCTGGCTTTGTTATGGAGAATACAGAGGGAGTAGACAGCTAAAGTATTTTATGCGGTATGTAGAAGCACGAATTGACAAATATCAACGTGAGGAAGCATACCGCATTTATACTACACGAAGTTTACAACTTGCTCCGCAAAATAAATATATAAAATCATCATTTAGCGATATAATCAATAAAAAGAATATTGATAATAAAAGTGGTGATGAAATTGCACTTGATATATTTAGCAAAGCTGGATTAAAGTTTGAGGAATAAATATGGCTACCACAGTTTTTGATTTAATGGCGACATTAGGTCTAGATACAAGTAAATATGAAGAAGGTTTAAATGGTGTCAAAGCAAAAGGAACCGAAATAGGCAGTGCAATTGGTAGTGGTCTTATGAGCGCTGCTAAAATAGGAGCAGCAGCTATTGGTACAGCCACAGTAGCAGTGGCAGGATTATCAAAAGAAGCTCTTTCTTCATACGCCAATTATGAACAGCTTGAAGGCGGCGTAAAAAAACTATACGGGAATATGGGCTTATCCGTAGAGGAATACGCCGTACAGAACAAGAAATCTGTATCTGAGGTGCAATCAGAATGGCAAAATCTCGAAAAAGCACAGCAGGATGTATTAAACAATGCTCAGAACGCTTATAAAACAGCCGGGATGTCTGCTAATCAGTATATGGAGATAGCAACATCATTCTCTGCTTCTCTTATTAATTCCCTCGGTGGCGATACTGTAAAAGCTGCGGAAAAGACGGATGTAGCTATGAAAGCCATATCCGATAACTTTAATACCTTTGGCGGCGATATCGGAATGATACAGGGAGCTTTCCAAGGATTTGCAAAGCAGAATTATACTATGCTTGATAACCTGAAATTAGGTTATGGCGGTACTAAAACCGAAATGGAACGGCTTATAAAAGACGCTAATGAATGGGCGAAAGCAAATGGCGAAGCCGCTGATCTTTCCATTGATTCGTTTGCTGATGTTGTAACTGCCATTGATTATATCCAACAGAAACAACAGATTGCAGGAACAACAGCAAGAGAAGCCATGACCACTATTGAGGGTAGCGCAAATGCTACTAAAGCGGCATGGGAAGATGTTATTACAGCTATAGGACGCGGTGAAGGTATAAAAGAAGCATTTGATGGTCTTGTTAGTTCCATTTTTGGTGAAGAAGAAGGACAGGGCTTGCTTAATCAGATTATTCCACGAATACAGACAGTATTTGATGGTATAGCTTCTTTTGTTGAAACCGCTGGACCAATATTTGCAGAGAAAATACCAGTTCTCATAGAATCAGTTCTTCCAGAAATTCTTAATTCAGCCAGTATTCTTATTACTTCGTTGGCCGATGGACTTATTTCATCATTGCCTATTATATTTGAGACTGGAACACAAATAATGATGAATTTAGTAGAATCTATATTATCATTGCTCCCTAAAATAGGTGAAGTAGCAATACAAACATTAATTCAATTTGCTACAAGTATTGGTGAAGCTGCTCCAACCATTATTCCGGACGCGGTAAATGCTATAATTGATACTATTTTGGTTTTATTGGAAAATGTAGATGCGCTTGTCGATGGCGCTATCGCCCTTGTAACAGGTCTTGCTGATGGAATAATAAATGCTCTGCCGATTCTAATAGAGCGGTTGCCTGAAATAATAGTAAAGATTATTGAAGCACTTATATTAGCCGCACCTAAACTAATGACAGTAGGGCCACAGCTTATTTTGTCACTTATTACTGGTATCATTCAAAGTATTCCTAAATTACTCACAATGGGTCCGAGATTAGTGGGTGAGTTAGTAACGACTCTTATACAAGATGCACCTAGAATGATAGATGGTGGAATCGAACAAGTTAAAAAACTAATTGAAGGTATAGTGCAAATGATCCCTGATCTTTTGACACTACCCGCAGATATAGTAACTCAATTGGTAGCAGTATTTGTAGAACAGGGGGAACAACTTTTTCAGACTGGTGCGGATTTAGTAACAAAAATTGGAGAAGGATTTTCTAGCGTAATAGATCAAGCTTTTCAATGGGGCGCAGATCTCATTGATAACTTCATTGGTGGTATACTAGATAATGTTGATGCTTTAATGGATACGGTTAGTGATATTGCTGATTCTATATCTAGTATGTTAGGTTTTTCCGAACCAAAAAAGGGTCCGCTTTCGAACTTTCATACATATGCACCTGATATGATGAAATTATTTGCAGAAGGTATAAAAAATAATACGGATTTAGTTACAGATCAAATTGCTGATAGTTTTGATTTTGAAGATGCAATTACTAATGGCGCATCTGATATAAGAGCTAATACAGATGTTAATCGTGGTAATGGATTTATACAAAATCTCACGATAAATTCGCCTAAGCAGTTAGATCCTTCAGAAATAGCAAGACAAACCAGAAATGCGAATAGAGAATTTGTATTGCAGTTAAGGACGGTTTAATATGGCAGCTGATAGAAGTATTATTTGTACAAATAAAGATGGAGACACGATAACGTTTACGGAAAAAGATTTCAATCCCTTTATCCTCGTAAGCGTTGATGGTGTTTATGATAATAAAAACAATATAAAGCTTATGGAAAACGTAATGACTGATGGTGCTATATATCAAAGCAGTATTACGCCATATAGAAATATCGTTATTACCGTAAAGGATAGAAGCTTAACAAAGACATTTAACGATGGATCTGATGTTTATATATCCTCTGCTGTAATACGTGGAAAAACTCTTGAAATATTAAATGCTACTACGCCTAAAGAATCAAAAGGTGGACAAGATTATGCAGATCATCGTGATTTGCTTGATAAAGTCTTTAAGAAAAAAGAATTTGGGACACTTGTTTTTACTGAAGCTAATAAGACAAGAGCAATTGATTATATTGTAGAAAGCATAACTTCTACAGGAAAATATGATCAACGGCACCATGTAATAAGTCTCATTTGTCCAGATCCATTCTTTTATGATGTAAATGAACAAAGTTCTTTTCTTGTTGAACTTATTCCAGATTTTCAATTCATTCATGAATTTACATCAAATGGAGAAACATTTGGGCATAACGATATCGGATATAGAAATATTTATAATGATAGTGCAAATGAAAATATTGGAATAACTATAAAGATTCAAGGAAAAGCCGATATAAAAAATCCATCAGTTACAAGGATGGAAACAGGCAAGTATATAAAAGTTGGTTCTGATGATAATCCATTTATACTTGATTCTGGTGATGAGCTTATAATCACCACGCATATTGGTAATAAGCACATATATCTTGTGAGCGATGGTGTCACTACTGAGGTAAATCAATATCTTGCCGATGGTGCTGAGTTTATACAGCTCATGAGAGGAGATAATAATTTGAATTTCGATTCTGTAACAGGAAAAGAAGTTGCATCAATAGAGATCATATATAGGCTACAATATGCAAGGGCTTAAATTATGGAAGTACGAGTATATAATCCAGAGCTTGAATTGATAGGAATAATTGAAAATTTTGTATCGTTAATGTGGAATAAAAAATATAGTTCTGCAGGAACTTTCGAATTTGTTGTGCCAATTACCGACAATAATGTAAAATATTTAAGGAGAGGTAATATTATAGCGTATCTTGGTGCAACTGAAGCTGGCGTTATAGAAGGTATTTCTGCAAAGCAAAATGAAAAAGAAAGTACACTCACGATTTCTGGAAGATTTTTAGAATCATATCTTGATAGAAGATTAATTTATAATACATCGAATGAAAATCCTGCATATAATTTTTCTGGAAACATTGAAACAGCAATGCGCACGATTTTTTCAAATGCTATTCCAATACCGCTTATGACATTAGGAGAAATAAAGGGATTTACGGGCAATATAAGTTTTCAAGCAACATATCAAAATTTACTTAAGTACGAAAGCAAATTAGCGGATAGTGCTGCACTTGGATTTAGATGTATTCCTGATTTTGTAAATAAAATAATTACATTTGATATTTACAAAGGTCTTGATCGTTCTGCAGGACAAACAGATAGAGCAAGAGTTTTCTTCTCAGATGAATATGCAAATATAAGTGATTCAATATATACTGAAAATGATCAACTGTTAAAAACGGTATGCTATGTTGGTGGACAAGGAGAAGGTGCAGAAAGAACATGGGTTGCAGTAGGTGATACATCGGCGACAGGATTAAATTTACGTGAAGTAAAATTAAATGCAACAGATATTGATCCTTCAGATCTAAGCCCAGAAGAATATGTTGATAAATTAACACAGCGCGGAAAAGATCTACTTAATAACACAGATATTTTAATTCAATCGTTTGAGTGTGAATCATTACCGAATGGGAATTTTGAATATAAAAAACATTATGACTTAGGTGATATAATAACTGTAAAAAAAGATGATTGGGGCATTCAACTTGATTTACGAATAACAGAAGTAAGTGAAATTTATGAAAATGGTAATATAAAAATATTACCTACATTTGGAAACCCATTGCCAGATTCAATAGATTGGGAGGATAAATAAATGGCTACTAATGATGATAAAGGATTGTTTTGGAACTCTACGAATAATGATAGGCTATATGATGCCGATAGCTTCGGCAAATGGTTTTCCAGATTTTTTACAACTGGAGTAATGCCAGGTGATTTTGAGGTTGAGCCTGTTGCAAATGATATGGCTGTCACAATGCAAACAGGATATGCTAATATAGATAATCCAGAATCTGCAAGTATTGGTGGAAAATCAAGGATATTTGAAGACAGTATAACATTTGAACTTGCAATGGCTGATTCTACAAACCCAAGAATAGATACTATAGTCATAGAACGAAACGACACGGATAGAGAGATAACAGCTAAAGTTATAACAGGAACGCCTGCTGCAACACCTGTAGCTACTGCGCCTGTGCGTACTGCTTCTATATACCAACTTATAATTGCCGAAATATATGTAGATGCAGGAACAAGTACAATTTCAAGTGATAAAATAACAATGAAAAGAGCTGATTCTAATGTATGCGGAATTGTTACTGGAACTGTGTCCAATAATGAAATTACATATGGCAACACAGATTTAGAAGAAGGTGTGTCAGAGCTTGCTGATGGGGTTGTTTATTTTGTGTACGAATGAGTAGAGGTATGATATGCATTATGGTTATATCGGGCTTGATAACAAAGCAAGAAAAGTAAAAAGAATTTATGTCGGAATAAACAATATAGCACGTAAATGTGTAAAGGGTTATGTTGGTGTTAATGGAAAAGCAAAACTTGTTTTTCCATCTGATGTAGCAATACCAAGCATATCTGGAACATATACATATGATACTTTACGTAAGAATGCAATAATAACAAATTATGACGATGATGCTGTTGAGATTCAAGGGACTATTTCTACTACTGAAGCAGGCGTTTATAATGTAGTATTCAAGCTAAAATCACAATACTATAAGTGGACAGATGGAACAACTGAGAATAAAACAGGAACATGGCAGATATTACCTAAAACCGTGTCCGTTCCAACTGTGTCATATAACGATCTTGTGTATGATGGAACACCAAAATCTGTTACTATTTCTGATTATAACCCAAGTGAAATATTGGTAAGTGGAACGACCAGTGCAACGAATTCTAGTTGGTATTACGTATATTTTGATCTTGCAAGTTCTAATTACATTTGGGATGATCAAACTACTGCAAGAAAATCAGCCAGATGGGGTATTAATAAGAGAGGAATTCCCAAACCTACCGCAAAAGGAACATATACATATAATGGACAAAGACAAACGCTTGTTCTTAATACTGATTATCCAGATCAAATGTATTTTAGTTTTGGAACTAACTCGGCAATAGATGCGGGTTCATATTACGCTGATTACAAACTTATTGACAAACAGAATAACTATTGGATAGGGGGGGCTTTTGTAGATTATGCAACTGTTAATTGGACAATAAATAAAGCTGTTGTTGCTAATCCTGTTCCTACGATACCCGTATTTAATGGGACAGATCAAGCTCCTACGTGGAATTATGATTCCTCGCTTATTGTAATGACGAGTAATCCTACTGCGTTACACGTTGTGAGCAGGACAGCGACATTTGAGTTAACATCAGATGCATATAATTATCAGTTTGATAATGGAACAAGTAGCAAGAGCATAACTTGGACAATGCAGACCGCCATTATTACTATTGTTCCTGTTGTCGATTTCCCGAGGTATAATTTAAGCGTGGGAACTTTTGTTTCTGGTGATTTTGCAATATATAATCAGAATAATTATAGAATTGCTAATAATTTAAGATTGTCAATGACTGTTGGTGATACAACAAAGTTTTCTGCTGAAGTTAATAATAGAGCACCATCATCTGGTACGGTATATCAACCATATGTAACGGTGCAGGCGAAAGCTTCATCAAGTGGAACACGTATTATCCTTAATGTTTGGCACACTGAGTCGTGGACAAATGACATTACTGACTCTGGTGGAGAAATGGGAGTAGCAAGAAAACGTTGGACATTTACCGCATCTTAATTTAAGGAGAGTCATATGATAGTAAATAGCCGTACACTAAATAAAATAATAAGTCGTTCAGAAAATTTACAGCAAATATTACTTGATCTTACTGGAGATACTGTCGATGAAACTAATCTTTCTAGAGGTGAAACTGCTCATGATAAAGAGGGTGATAGTGTCGTAGGAAGATTTCAAATCGATGACGCTGAAGCGTGGGCTATAGGTACGAGGAACGGTGTACTTGTTGGTGAGGATGACATTACTTATCACAATAATTCAAAGTATTATTCACAGATGTCAGAAGCAGCGGCAGCTGTTTCTGGAAGTGCTATGATGGTGGCAGGTAGTTATGCAGATAGATCTGAACTTTCTGCATTAGCTTCTGCTGATTCTGCGCGCATGTCAGAGAATTACGAGATTATATCTGGAAGCTATATGAATATAGCAGGAAGTTATATGAATATAGCTGGTGAACGTGCAGAAGATTCGGAAGCGTTTGCTATGGGGAAAAGAGGTGGTGCATTAGTTCCGCCAAGTGATCCAACATATCACAATAACTCAAAATACTATTACGAGCAATCAAAATCCATTGCTGAATCTTTGGGTGGGGTATTAAGACCTAAAGGAACTTGTCTTTTTGCAGAACTTCCTCCAATTGCTGATTCACAGTCTGGGGATCTATGGAATATTGAGGATGAATTTACCACGACATCTGATTTTAGAGAAGGTGCGGGGCGCATTGTAGCGGCTGGATCTAATGTATATTTAACCGTTGACCGTAAATGGGATGTGTTGGCGGGCACTACAAGCGATTATATCGGTTGTACATCGAGTACAGTGGCAATCCATGGTCTTGTGCCTGCTGCACAAGCGGGAGATGAAGATAAAGTATTAAAAGGGAATGGAAGTTGGCAAAGACTTGATGCCGTACCACCTACACTTATAGAAAACGCAATAGCACCTATTGAAAATAGTAATATTGCAACAAATAATTATGTCCGTGGTTTTCAGTTTATAAAGGATAATTATTTGTGCGTTGCATTAACGAATATTTCCACTGGTGATACCTTTACTCTTGGTACTAATTACCAGCATGCATATGACATTACAACACAAATAAAAGCTATAGTAGATAGGTCAAACGATCCTCTCCCTTTGGAGGTATCAAAGGCAAATGTAAGTAGCTTGCCTACCACAATAACCAATGCAGCTATTACAAGTGATATGAAAGTTAAGCCCGGAGATGCTTATTTAAGCAATCCCGCCGCCCAAACGGGTGAATGGACAGTCACTACTTCAACCGGAGCAGTAACTATATCAGGTTCAATAAGTGGAACAACGAATGTAACACTATGGTTAACAAAACCGAGAACATCATAAAAAGGAGGAAATAAAAATGTTCTACACAGTAGTAAGACAGTTTTTTAAGAATGGTGCAGAGACGCACTCAATGGAAATCAAGCAGTCTATGAGGGAAGCAGAGCAGAGGTATTACAGCATTATTTCAGCAGATATTACTGATCCCGCTATCACTTACAACGCTTGCTACATAATCCGGAGTGATGGACTTATGGTTAAGGGTGAAGTATTTACCAATGAGGAGGAAGCAGATGCATAACAACAGTTATTTCGGGGGGGTATCCCTCACTATACAGGAAAGGAGGACAGGCACACTAACTTGTTCTCCGACTCCCTTATCATTAGGAAAGGGGGTTATCAGGCGTAAGGGGGTGATTCCCCGTGGCTAGTTCAACGATAAAAACAGTTGTAAATCCAATAAAAGCTTTTTCAAATGATTATGTTGAAGGTGTTTTGCTTGAATCGAAAGGTATAGCAATACTTTTTTGTGATATTAATTCGGGTGAAAACGGAATGAATCAATATTTCCAATGTCTATATGAATCAATTCCATCTGCATATCGCCCACAAAACAGGAAATCAACAATCGCAAGAGCTACTAACGGAAATATTTATGGGTTTCAAATACTTTCGAACGGCTCTTTGCAGACAACTGATGCAATTCCGAGTAATTGCGAAATAACGCTTATGGCGGCATGGAAATATTAGCCACCCGCTGCATTAGCCACACGCCGAGAATATATGGCGACAAGTAAGATAAAAGCAGGCATTGTATATAAAGAGTTTAATCATGCGGTAACTGTTGAAGGAAATGCAAGTCAAGG